AGGTTTCTTTATTTACATTATTAAAGTTATAAGCAAATCCATCTCTTGTATGCAAGTAGTGAGCTGTATGAGCTATTTGTTTTAGTTTAATCATTCCCTCTTCTGTTGTTGGATTTATATTCATAGCTCCATTTATAAAATTATCTAGTTCTGGTATGCTAATATTATATCTAGCTGCATAAGTTGCTACTTGTTTTAATGCATTATTAGGAGCAAATTGTGTAACTGGATTACCTGTTACTGTATCTATTATTTGTTCTCCATTTGCATCTAAAGATGGTTGTTCAAAAAAAGACATAACTGGAAATGCTTCATCACTATCTATACCTAGTAATTTTTTTACTTGTTCTCTACCAATCATATTTTTTATCATGTTAATATCTTCTTGAGAATTTCCCATATATGTTGAATCTATTTTATTTATAGCTTGTAATGTTTTCATAGCTACAGCTTCTAAATTTTGTACATTTGCATCTGCTAAAGTAGATGGTTGAAATAACATAGCAGAAGAATGTATTACTTGACCTATCGCTTTTTTTCTTTCTAAATCTGTTACTTGTTCACTACTAAAATTATACAAAACACCAAGATCTGAAATATTTGTGGTTGTATGTTTTGATGGATTTGTAATTAAATCATCACTATAAAAACTAATTATTTGATCTCTATTTGTTTGTTGAATAAAGTTTGCTTTTAAGTTTGCATCAGCAAAAGAATTTATATAATTTTTTTCCCAGGTTTTTACTTCTTTAAGTATTGCAGCTCTATCATCTTTAAAATCTTCAAAAGTAAGTGATGCACTTCCTTGATATTCTTGTTGAGCTGGATTGTTTAAATATGCATTATCTAAATCTAATAATTCATTTTCTAAATCTAATATTGCTTGTACGTTATTAATATTAAAACTTTCTCCACCCTCAGTACCAGTAATTAAATCATTATATCTTGTGTCAATTAAATGTTTTCTTTCATTTATTATTTTTGCTAATTCAAATTTTACTTGTATATTTTTTATAAAATTTTCTGTTGTATCTAATCCAGATAATTGTTCTGGATAAGCTGAACTTCTAAGAGAAGTATAATTTTTTTCTATTTCTCTTATTTGTGGAGCAATAACTGTATTAAAATAATTATCTACTTTTTCTAAATCTTTTCCATACATATCTAATTGAAAAGTATTTATTAAATTATTAACATTCTCATTTATTAAATCTCTTGTATTAATAAATTCAAAATTAATATGTCTTGTAAATATTTTTTCTCCCTCTCTTGCAGCTTCCATACTTGCAAAACTTTTTGTCCAATCTTTAAATCTATTAGGAGCTTTATCTACTAAGGTTTTTATGTAAGCATCTGTTTTATTTGTAAAACCAGTTGGATCACTAAAATGATCTCTACCATATTGTTGTATAGATTTATAAACTTTAGATTTTACATCAGCTTCATATTTTACTGATTCTAGTTCTGCTTGTCTTTTTGCAAAAAAATCTAATTGTTTAGATAGTGTTAATCCTATTTCAGATACTATATCTCCAGTTGTACCACGAACAACACCCATACGATTAGATACTGATGAAATAGATACTACGTTTCTTCTTTTATCTGTTGTTAAAGCCATTATGAATAATATTTCTTTTGGGCATACCCAGTTGTTAATTGTGCTAAAGCACTTGTATATCCACCAAATACAATTTGTTTTTCTCTTAAATTGTTTTCAAATATTTGTGAATTATATTTATTTTGCACATTACTTCCCATAAGTCTAATATTTGCAATATCTTTAGTTGCTTTCTTTTGTGCTTGTTTATTGATATTTAAGAAACTCATACTATCATCTAAATATCCAGATATAGAATTATATGCAAAATTATTTGCAATAGCTTCTTTTAATATTTCTCTTCTAAAATTTTCTTCTTCTAATGCTTTTAGTTGAGCTAATTTTTTTTCTGTTTCTATTCTGTAGTTTTCTCTAGCCATAGCAGCTCTTTGTGCCTGGACACTAGAAATTGTGCTTACAGCACTTATTGCACTACTTGCTAAAAATAATGTTCCAGCACTAGCCATTACGCAAATTGTATCTCCATAGCTACACCCAATACCTTAAGTGGTAAGGGATCATTTTGAGATATAGTTATAGTAGGACTTTTACTATATCCCAAGAAATTAAATTCTTTTTTATCAGTTACTGGTGTAATATCTGTACCAGCTGTAAAGTTTACTTGTTGTATAACTAATTCTTTTGCAGATAGATCTTGAGCTTTCAATGTAACATCTAATCCAGAAGATATATCTACAATAGCTTTGTTTACTCTTTTTGGCTGACCAGTTAATGGACCAGTATCTATCTCTTTATCTATTGGCATAGTTTCTAATATAGGTGTAAAATTAAATCCTACACGAACACCAGTAGGAAAAGGAGCTGATGTAAGTGTTATTCTGCTATTAGAATCTACTGTAAACTCTCCTAAAGATCCATTACCAAATACTGCAAATACTTTATCTGTATTTTCGTATACAGCATTTACTGTATGTAAGAATCCATTTACAATAGTTATAGCTGCATTATCTGATGGAGATGATGCTAGAGCTGTATCTAATGTAAGAAGCTGTCCAGAAGCTGTATTAGTTACAGCTGTAATTGTATATGTGCCAGTAACACCAGCAATAGTAAAAGATTCTTGTACTTGTGGAGTAGTAGTAAAACCATCTACATTTATTGTTGTTCCTGTTTGACTAGCTCCATTTACTAATGGTGTACCTTTTTGAAATACAGTTGTTGTTGTAGAACAATCTAAAGTAATTGCATCAGTATCTGCAAACTTTTCTAATGTATATATTGTTCCAGATGGTACAGTTCTTTTTACAGATACATATAAGTTTTCATTTATAGCAGTTATACTATCAAACTTATCTCCTGTTTGTGTTTCATACATTGTCCAACCAGCAATCTTTTCATTTCTTACACTATGAAATACTGCAAGTTTACCCTCATGTGTAGATCCACTATTTAAGAAAAATGCAAACTGTTCTGGTTTTTCTGCATTACCTGTAATCATAGCGTGTTGTTTTGGTGTATCAATAAGATGAGAAGCTAAGACCGAAACAGCTGTAGATCTATATGCTTGTTCAACATCAGAAAAGATATACTCTCTAATTGCTTTACCATTTTTTTGTGTAAATAAAGTTGCTCCATCAAAAGGTACAGGACTAGCTCTATTACAACCATATGGTGTTTGTCTTAGAAAAGCTATACTGCTAGGAGTTATGGCAGCAGATTGAGATGATACTGGAATAAAATATTCTGATCCATCTGTAAATATTTGTAAGTTTCTTGAAGATACAAAATGTCTAATCTCATTTACTCTATCGCCTGTAATAGCAACATTGATTGCTTCATTTGCTAAACCAGTTCCTAAAGCAAAATTAAAATATCCAGCTATCTGACTTGCAACAACAGCTGATGGTTTATCTCTTACACCACCAAACCATAGTCTATTATCATGGAATGATACAGCTTGTGGAAATCCTCTTTCAGCAGATATAAGTTCTTCTGTATGATCTGATTCTGCATTTGTATTTGCAAGTGTTTCTATAACTTGACAAGTTACTTCTGTTGCACTTGTAAATCCTGTAATCTTAACTTGTTTAGGTGTAGTTCCTATTTCAAAATATACACCAACATGATCTGATGTAAATAAATTAGCAGAAGCTGTTAAGGTAACACTATTACCACTTGTAGCTGATGGAGTAATTGTAACACCAGGATCTGCATATCTATGAAAAGGAGCTGTAGTTTTACTTACACCATTTGTTGTAACTGTATCATCTAGTTCAAACTCAAAAGCAGAAACAGAAAAAGATGATGCAGAAGCTCTAACTATTTTTCTTATAGGATTATTTCTATGTGTAATAAATACTGTATCTCCAAACTGTGCAAAGTTTAGTTCAAATAACTGAGCTGTACTCCAGTTACAATTAGAAGTTATGTTAGCTTGGACTACAGATCCAGTAGAGCTGTATACATCTAGTCTATTATTACTAAATGCAAACAAAGCAGTTTCATCATTAGAAAATATAAAAGGTATAAGTCTTGATTGTGCTGGTAATGTAGCTTTGTATTCTGTAGCTGGTCTACGCATAAGACCACCCTCATCTAACAAATACCAATTACGACATTGTTTTGCTCCCTCAAAATATGCTTTAGCATCTGTACGAGCATTTAAAAGATTGTTTAACTCTCCAGAAGAAAAGTTAGTAAAGACTTGTCTAACCTTTCTAGGCATTATCCTACCACTAAGCCACTACGACTACTTCTTCTCTCATTTATGAATCTGTCAGTTGCTAGTTTTTTAGTTGTAGTTTCTGCTGATTCAGTATTTCTTGCTATAAGTATTTGTCTTTCTGCTAAGTTATCAAACTCTCTAACCATAGCTGAATCTCTTGCTATAGCTCCAGCAAATACACTTGCAAGTTTGTATTCTACTGCTAATCTAAAGTAGGGTGGAAACTCACTTTCATCTTGTCTAAAGATGTAATCCATAATTAATTTACTTTGACTACCATGTCCATCTACAAATATTTTATCTCCATATCTTGCATATTGTATATTAATATCATTTTCAGTTATTGATATTATTTGTAAACATTGTGGACTTGTAGGTATTTGGTACGCATATTCATATCTACCAGTAGGAGCATTTGCTAATAAAGATAGTTGTTGTTGTTCTGTAGCAAATCTCCATCTTGCTCTACATAAAGTAGATTCTATAATTTCTTCATAAATATTATTTGTTACTAATGCTTCTGTAGTATCGTCTGTAAATGACGAAATCGGATTAGATCCGATCATTATTAATGCTCTTGAAGCTATATCTATTTTTGTTACTGCCATATTTTTTTAGGAGGGGGATTGCTCCCCCTCGTTAATGTTATGATAATAAAGCTGTTCTCACTTGAGTTGAAGTAGAAGTTGTTACAATTAACATATCTACTACACCATTTGAGCCACCACTGTTTACAATAATAACATCTCCAGCTGTTAAGTCAGCTTGAGAAGCTAAAAAGTACTCATTGTCATCAATAGTACCTATTGCATCTCCATCAGTGTAATACCACATGGAGTTGGTGTCTCCCATTTGAGAGATTTTTTTTACCGGATTTGAAGTTTCATATGCCATATCTACCTCCTATTCCGCAGCTTTCTGCACTCTAATACCATTATCATCAATTAGAATTGATCCCATTGATAAATAAGAGGTCATTAAGTGAGCCACTTTTTCTGGTATATAGTTTACTTCTGTTCTAACTTCTGATCCAATACCTAGACCCATTGATGACTTGTGCCATGCAACAGTGTGTCTATCAGTTGATCCAGAAGTGTCTAGTCCTGAGAATACAAAAGTTAAGAAACTTAAGAATCTTTTAGCTGTGTAGTTCATACCAGCAAAAGGAAGCTCGTTGTTTCCAATGTATTCCATTCTTGACCATTGATCATCATCTAACAAGTCAGACCATTGTTTTGGACCGATTGCCCAATATCTTTGGTCATCATCTGGCACAGAATTTGTACCGAATAATGCTTGCATATCTTTAAATTTAGCCACATTCATATCAGTAGCTAAAGATCCAGTACCATTTGCTCCAGCATTGTTTGCTACAGTTGTAGCAGATGCCATAGCATCAGTGATAATGCTGTCAGTTTTACGACCAAGAGCATATGCTGCATTATTTGCAATTACTGATCTTTCGTCAATGTTGGTTTTCAGTTCGTCTAGCTTGTCTACGTAATCCGAAGCATAGAAGTCAGAAAGTGTAGCAGTTACATTAGTATGACTAATGTTCATAGCTACTACTTCAGCATGACGAGCCTTAGTTGTTGCCTCGCCTGTGCCTACTTTTTGGAACTTAACTGATTCTCCAGATACTCCATTTACAACACGCACTAGATTTTTGAACTTACTACCCATTCTTTGATACGCCATATGTACTTCAGATTCAAACTGAGTAATAAAAGCGTTAGTTATAGTAGCACTCATTTTATTCTCCTTATGTTGCTTTTGTTACCTAGATTATCTCACAGGAGCTTTATATGTTATCTTTTACAAGGCATATTCTACGCCATAGAGGTCTATTAATCAATCAACTGACATATTTTTTCTACTTTTTCAACTCACAAAGCTCAACAATGTTTTCACTTGGTATTACACAAGTGTCGCCTATGTCTGTATCATTGTAAGACATATAGATTATTGTC